GGTTTTGAAACCGAATTCAAGTCTACACTCGCTTGTGTACCCCCAAGAGCAGTCACTGCCCATTGCTTACCACTAGTGGTAGGTGCAATATCAGCTGTGACTGTGTACGTTGGGCTAGTAAAGCCAGGAACAGTAGCGCCGGTAACAGCGCCTGAAAGATTAAATGCCATAAAGGCTCCTTTTAGAGAGTTACCGCGATTAGCGGCTATAAAGTGCACGGATGCGTCTCTGTTCACTAGGGGTCAATTTGACCCTTTCATGTTCAGTGATCAACCGATACACTGCTGCTAGATTGGCAAGCTTAGACCAACCGTGCGACTGTAGCTCCTGAAGTGTTTTAATCCTCAGGGTACGAGCCGGTATCGATGTCAATGGAGTCCTCTTCATATAGACAGCATGCTCAAGACCAGGCTCTCTCGTAACTATCCTGGAAACAGGATAAGTAGGAGAGCCTGGAAGAACAGTGAACTGCTCTATGAAGTTAGTCTCATAACGGGACCTAACTGTGACTGTTTTATTTAGCCACAGAGTCGCTCCCGGAGAGATAACAGGATCGTCGTTAATGACGTCTCCCAAGGTAGTTAAGTAATCTATCAGCCAAGAGAAAGGTGTCAACTCGTAAAGAGTTGTATACAAACCTTGGAAGTTGATAGAGAACCTATCTGCCATGGAATAGTCAACGGATGATTCGACCTTAAGGTCGAACTCCCCTGTAAGTTTGACGAAATACTTATGCGAACCATGCACCTTAAGGGTGAAGTTCGTTTGGTAAGGACCTGGAAAGGTCTGACCAGAAGTTCTCGTTAAATACTCAAACATAGCACCAGCTTTAACCTTATACATATGGTTCCTTTGTTGGAACCAAGCGTCTAAGGCCTTATTTGCGTCAATAACAGTGTTAACTAAGGGATTAATCCCAAAGCTCCACTGTATCCACGCATCGGCTGTATAGCTAAGCAGGGACATCGGGCTTAATTTTTTGCCTCTTTTATACTTAAATTCCAACTTGTCGAAAACTCGACTAATAGAGTTAACAATTCCTTCGCAGGATTTGTGTAGCTCTTTGAGTTCTCCAATTGGAACGGCAGCATTAAAGTAGCCTATCTCGCTTGACAAGTGCCTTTTAAACCTCTTAACGGCTAAATCGTCTGTAGCAGAATCACTTTTGATGATAGCTGCAAACGGTAGCACGTGGGAGGCCTCTACCCGTCCATAACTATTATAAGTTGTGACGGCATCAAGCTTACCCTTATATCTTGCGATAATTCGGGCGCGCTTGTGGAGCTCGTGAGTGTTAAACTCATAAGGTAGAGAAGCATCTTGCTTCTTCAAGACTTTCACTTTCCAGTCTGTATCACGCCAACCGTTTTTAACGGATTCACCAATGACGAACTCAGTATAAGGGCGTCGATCTATAAAAATACTACCAGGGTTATTAGGCCCAGCAGTAAATAGTTCGTTAACTCCTTGATAATTCCCACGAATGGGTTTTCTGATCGTATAATTGGTAATAGGCATAGAATACTCGAGAAAAGTGACGCTTATCGAAATGATAAACGTAGAAAG